AATTTCAAATAAATCGATTGAATCATAAAAAACCGATTATTAAAGTTGATGAAAAGGATAAGGAGGATTGGAATAGTTCGCAAGTGAATGAGAATGTTTCGGAGCTGTATTTAAAATACTTCGGATTAGACAACACCGCTTCGACTAACGAAAAGATTAAAGCAAAAATGATTGAAGATTTAAATAAATTGTTTGAGTGATGGAAGTAATTTTATGGTACGGAGAACCAGAGTATTAGATTATGGAAACAGTAAAAATATCAGAGGTTAAATTAAACCCTAATAATCCACGTAAAAAATAATTTTCATTATTATTAATTACGTGGGTTATTTTTTTGTATATTTGCGTTATGGAAATACTAAAAGATATAATTGGTTATGAGGGTTTATACCAAGCTTCAAGCTTTGGAAAAATAAAAACTTTAATCGGTAGGTATTCAAAAGTTGAATATTTAAAAGAGGGTGTAACAAAATGTGGTTATAAAACTGTTACTTTGTGTAAAGATAAAAAGACTACATCTAAAAATGTGCATAGGTTAATAGCAGAAGCGTTTTATGGAAAATCATTAATGGATGTTAATCACAAAGACGGAAACAAAAGTAATAATAATATTGAAAATTTAGAGTTTGTAACTAAAAGTGAAAATATAAAACACGCATTAAAAAATGGATTATTTAATCCAAATTTTAATAAAATAGCAATTGAAACAAGAAAAAAGATAGTGCAAATAGATATTAAAAATAATGCAGTTTTAAATACTTTTGTTTCAGCTCACGAAGCATCAAGACAAACAAAAATTAATAGAGGAAACATATCAGCAACTTGTAGAGGATTATACGAAACGGCTGGAGGTTACAAATGGAAATATTTATAATATATGCAAACGCAATTAGTTAAAATAAAAGACTTAAAAAACAATACGGGGCAAGTTGAAGGACTTCCTAAAAACCCTCGTATTTTAAAGGACGATAAATTTATTAAGTTAAAAAAGTCTTTGGAGGATGATCCTGAAATGTTAGAACTTCGAGAGGTTATTGCTTATGATAACAACGGGGAGTTAATCGTTATTTGTGGAAATATGCGTTTAAAAGCATTAAAAGAATTAGGAATAAAAGAAGTGCCAACAAAGATACTACCAACTGAAACAAGCGTTGAAAAATTAAAAGCATACACGATAAAAGACAACGTTTCTTTTGGCGATCATGATTGGGAAGTATTAGCTAATGAATGGGATGCAGAGCAGTTAGAAGATTGGGGGTTGGATGTTCCTACATTTGCAACCGATGTAGATTATTCAATTTTAGATGATGAAGACTTATCTGAACAATTAGAAGATATGCAGAACGGAGTTAAAAAAGCTATTCAAATAGAGTTTGAAGCCGAACACTATGAAGAAGCCTACGCACTTGTAAAGTTTTGGAGGGAAAAAGAAGCTTATGTAGGTGGTATGATTATGGAGTATTTAAAAGCTGAAAAAGATAAAATATGAATTATTCTGTTTATGTTATTTCAGCGGGCAGGTATGATAATTTACCATTCACACAGCAACAAAAAAATAATTACATTTTTTGTGTAAAAAATGGCGAGTTAGATCTATACAAAAAAGCAGGCTGCAAAAATGTTTTTGAAACAGGTGGTTTAATGCAAAGCAGAAATGCAGCCTTAGAAATAGCATTTTCAAAAAACGAAATTTGTGTTCAACTTTCTGATGATTTAAAAAAAGTAACGACAAATAAAAACTTTGGAGAAAAAAAACAAATAGATTTAGACCTTGCAATATTAGATTTAGTCAATGTTTTTACAAAAGTCAAAGGGGTTTATTTAATGGGTGTGCCACCAACACCAAACGATTTTTATGCAAAAAACAAGATTTCAAAAAACACTTTTTGTATCGGCGATATGCTTTTTATAAAGCCAAACCCTTTAAGGTTTGACACTACAATGACACTAAAGGAGGATTATGATTATACGCTACAACACTTGGCGAAATACGGAAACGTGTTCCGATATCAGAAATATCTGTTTGAGTTTGAACATTACACAAATAAAGGCGGGGCTGTTCAATACAGAAGTACAAAAGAAGAGCATAAAAACATCAGGATATTGATAGGCAAGTGGGGAGACAAAATAAGGTTAAACCCAAAAAGAAAAAACGAAATTTTGATATGAAAAGAATAGATTTAATACAAGTAGAACATAATGTTAAAATAGGTGATGTTTGCGAATACATTGAACCTAACGTAACAGAAGATTGTATATTTTATTCAGATGGAGAGCCAATAGGTTTTTACCTTACCAAAATGCCTGAAAAGATGTGCAAGTTAGCAGATTTGGCAAATTCAGAATTACAAAAAAAGGACGTGCCTAAAACAGAAATGCAAAGACCTAAAATGTTAGGTTTTGATAAAAATGGTAAAGGTATTGTTGATAGGAGTTGTAAACAATTTTCAACTATTTTAGGGGCTGTTCCTCCAAAAGCACACATGAGAAGACCGTACCCAACAATTTCAAGTGTTCATGGAATTAAAACCGCAGAAACATTTATAAAGGCAATGTTACTTTTAGCAAAAGAAAGCGAACTTTTAATAAAAGAAATACTACCAAAACAATACGAACAACAAATTGAATTATTTAAAGATGTTCCTGAAAAATGGAGGTTTGCAAATTTATTTACAAGTTCAATTTCAAACTATAATATTTCCGCACCATTTCATCGAGATACAGGTAATATAGTTGGAGCAGTAAACGTAATTATTTGTAAGCAGAAAAACGCCAAAGGTGGGGATTTGCACATACCTGATTATAACGCAACGATAGGACAAGTTGATAATTCGATTTTAGTTTATCCAGCGTGGCGAAATATGCACGGAGTGACACCAATTATACCAACACATGAAGGAGGATACAGAAACAGTCTTGTTTTTTACCCTTTGAAAGCGTTTGTTGGATTAGATTAATACAGGCAAAATACAGGCAAATGGCAAAAAGAGGGGGAAAAATATCACCGGCAACGGAGTTTAAGCCGGGACAGTCAGGAAACCCGAACGGTCGCCCAAAGAAACCGCCTGAGTTGAACAAACTTTTGGCAGATGTATTGGGTGAGGAAAAAGATGGTATAACTGCAGCCGAAGCTATTTTAAAGGCTTTGCGAATGAAGGCCGCAAAGGGTGATATACGTGCGGCGGAGGTGTTATTGGATAGGGCGTATGGGAAGGCTAAACAAATTACTGAACTAAATGCCGAAGTAAACATGGAAGGGAAAGACAAGCCTATTATAGACTTAACTAAATATGACGACAGCGAACTTAGACTACTTATTGAATTGCAACGTAAATGCAGAACTGGCGAGGCGTAATATGCTGGACTTTGTCTGCTATGTGAAGCCGGACTATCAAGTCAACTGGCATCATAGGCTGTTGTGTGAGTATATGGATAGGTTCGCAAAAGGTGAAATTAAACGGCTTATGGTGTTTATGCCTCCACAGCATGGAAAGTCTGAAATTGTGTCCCGTATGTTGCCTGCATTCATTTTAGGGCGCAATCCAAAGGCAAAGATAGTGTTAGCATCATACTCAGCAGACCTATCATCCTCATTCAATCGGGATTGCCAAAGAAAGATTGAAAGTGAGGAGTATCAGGACGTTTTCCAAGATACTAAGTTAAATGGTAATAACGTGGTATCGAGCGCAAAAGGTTCATGGTTGCGAAATTCAGAGATATTTGAAGTCGTAGGACACGGCGGATTCCTAAAGACAACCGGCGTTGGTGGTTCGCTGACCGGTACACCTGCTGACTTTGCAATAATAGATGACCCTGTTAAGGATAGCGTGGAGGCTATGTCTCCGACTTATCAGGAACGGAATTGGAATTGGTACAATGACGTATTGTTTACAAGGATACACAACAACAGCAGCATACTACTGACACAGACGCGCTGGGATGTGAACGACTTAGCCGGAAAGTTATTGCAGTCGATGGAAAACGACGTTGGTGAGCAATGGACTATATTAAATCTACCGGCAATACGCACGGATTACAGCAACCCCGAAGACCCGCGCGAGATAGGCGAGGCACTTTGGGAGTCACGGCATGGAAAAGAAAAATTAATGATGGTTCGCGCGCAGTCTATACGAACATTTGAAGCATTATACCAGCAAAATCCACGACCTACACAAGCCGGAGGGGAGGCATATCATCAATTCAGGACAGAACTTCACTCTAAAGAGGTGCATTACAACGATGCACTACCCTTACACATCACATTTGACTTTAACACCGTGCCATACATGACATTGTGTATTTGGCAGGTAGTGGGAAAGAATGCCGTTCAGATAGACGAGATATGTCTGCCGCCTCCACGCAGCACCACGCGCGATACATGCCGTGAGTTTAAACGCAAATACATAGGTCATAAGTCGGGTTTATTTATCTACGGCGACCCAGCCGGTAAAAAGAACGACACCCGTTTTGAAAAAGGACATAATGACTTCACGATTGCTCTTTCGGAGTTGCAAGAATATAAGCCGTCGTTACGACTGCTAACAAAAGCACCGTCCGTTGCAATGAGATTGAACTTCATTAACACGATATTTGAGTCGGGCTTCATGGGATGTAACATCACCATTGGTATTAACTGTAAAAACACCGTCGAGGATTACGCATACCTAAAACAGGACGCGGACGGCGGAAAGCTGAAAGAGAAAGCGAAAGACCCGACGACAGGCGTAAGCTACGAGAAACGCGGACACACATCAGATGCAAACGATTACTTTTTATGCTATGTCTTTGCGGACGAATATTCAAAATACCTGAACGGTGGACGTTCCGGCGTTCCGATAATCGGAAAGAACGTATCAAAGAACAACTACTAAAAGTAAATTACATTAGCGGAAAATTGCACGTTAATACTTAAATTTGGCAATATGTACCTAACCTCTTTCGACTATCTCAAACAAATACAGGATGTGAACTTGTCGCAAATCATCAGCGGCAATACACATGTATTAGCTGCGGCGCAACTCGCAGCGGAAGCGGAGGTTAAGTCATATCTAAGGCAGAAGTACGATGTAAACGCGGAGTTTACGGACACGACACAATGGAATAGTGCAACGGCATACAAGGCAGGTAGCCGCGTGTATGATGGAACTAACATATACTACGGCGTTTATCCCAAACCGCAATTTAATCTATACTCTCACTACGTTGTAGGGGATGAAATATTCTACAAAGACAAAACGTACAGATGCAAATCGGAATCATCACCGGTTAGTCAGGAGTTGGCGTTGCAAGTTGGAACTTACGGCTCATTACCGTTTATTAACTCATTCCCTGACGCACAAAATCAATCACAATGGACTGATTTAGGGGCTTATTCTATCGCGGCAGGTACGGAGTTAACGGATACAACTAAATGGGTAAACGGCGACAATAGAGACCAACAGATAGTACTGTATTGCGTTGACATTTGCCTGTACCACATTCACAGCCGGATAGCACCGCGAAACATTCCGCAACTGCGACAAGACAGATACCTTAACGCAGTAGAGTGGCTGAAGATGTGTGCTGAGGGTCATGTAACGCCAAACTTACCGGTATTGCAGCCTAAACAGGGTGGGCGTATCAGGTTTGGCGGTTCAGTAAAAAACATTAATTCTTATTAATGGCAAAGAAATTTAAATTCAAGAATGCAGCATCTAAAAGTGTTGAGCCGGTTGTAAAGAATGCAAGCCGTTACATATCATCGTATCAACTCACACGATTAAGACACGACGTATCAATGTGGAGGACTGCCGTTCAGGAAGCTGAACAGGACTTTCATCCGCAACGCGTAAAGATGCAGCGGATGTACCGCGATACCGTGCTAAATGGTCATATCCATGCGTGTATGGCACGTTACCGAGACTTAGCCTTATTTAAGGACTTTGAGATAAAGGTAAACGACGAGGAAAGCGAGGATTTGGAAGATTTATTCGAGCAGAAATGGTTTTACGATTTCCTGAACTATGCGATAGACGCGCAGTTTTACGGCTACTCCCTGATTTCATTAGGAGACATAATCGACAGCCAGTTTAATCAACTTTCAATGATACCGCGCGAGTATGTGTCGCCGGATAGAAAGAATGTAGTGTCATACCTTTACATGGTTTCCGGTTTGCGGTTCGATTTACCGCCCGTGTCCGACTGGCATATATGGATACCAACTCACAACGAATTAGGCACTTCAGATTGCGGATATGGCTTACTTTACAAGATAGCCATATACGAGATATTGCTGCGCAATTTGCTAGCATATAACGGCGACTTTGTAGAGATGTTCTCGCAGCCGTACCGCGTGGGGAAAACAAACAAAACTGAAGAGAACGAGCGGTCAGAATTTGAGAATGCGTTGCGCTCAATGGGGAGTGCAGGATATGCACTTATTGACCCGACCGACGAAATTGAATTTCTCGAAACTGCATTAGGCGGAACTGGATTTCAAGGTTACGATAACCTCGAGAAAAGGTTAGAGAATAAGATATCTAAAATGATACTTGGACATGCGGACGCGATGGATAGCGTGCCGGGCAAGTTAGGCGCCGGCAACGGTGAGGAAAATCCGGTGGCGGTTGCACTTGCAAACAAACAGTCTGCACTGTGTCGTTTCCTTGAGAACATCATTAACGGTCAGCTGATACCTAAGATGCGCGCGCTGGGGATAGACATTCCCGACGGTGCTGTCTTTGAGTTTGCAAACGATGCTGAAAGTGAAGCGAAGAAACGCGCTAAGGCAGAGTTTAGCAAACAGGTGGCGGATGTCGCGCTAACAATGAAAAATGCAGGGTTACAGATGTCTCCGGCATACTTTGAAGAGTTGACAGATATCCCAACGGCGGCAATGGTGCAGCCTATGCAACAAGAGCAGCGCGAGGACATAATGAATAAGGTTAAGAACTACTACAAGTGAAGTATAGCGACAGCCAAATAGAGTATCTGCTTGCGGAAATATACGCCGGTGTTTACGGTGCGTATAATTTGCCGGAGGACTTGTACTTTGCCATTGCTGATTATCTGAAAAAAGCACTATATGAGGGGTTCGGGAGTTCTTTGTCAGCATTGCCTACACTAAGTAAGGACTATGCGTTGTTGAATGAGATGCGGACTAATATCTATGCATTTTCAGGAGCGAAAACTTATCAGGAAGTTGTCGATATGTCGGCGTTATTGACATCGGAAGGCGGCGTAAGTAGTTTCCGTGATTTCAAATCTAAGGCGTTGAACGTTTATGAAACTTATAACAAAAACTACTTAGAAACCGAATATAACACAGCGATAGCGCAGGCGCAGAATGCTAACCGGTGGTTACAAGTGGAGGAGCGCGCGGATGTTCTGCCATATTTGACTTATAACGCGGTAATGGACGCTAACACATCCGAGATATGCCGTTCATTAGACGGTATAACTTTGCCGGTTAACGATGCGTTTTGGAGAAAGTTCATGCCGCCTAATCACTTTAATTGCCGGTGTGTAGTTACGCAGACCGACGATGCGAAAGTAAGCAGCAAAGCACAGGTGAAAGAAGCGCGACAAGTGGAGGGGAAAATGAATGATTTGTTCATTGCTAATCCGGGAATGACGCAGATAGTGTTTAGCGATAAACATCCGTATTTTAGGGTAGCCGAAAAAGATAAGGACTACGCAAAAAGAAATTTTGATTTACCAATACCAGAAAAAGATTGATAAATGAAGAGATTCAAACAATACCAAAAGACAGGCGTGTTAGCCGTTGACATGGTGGCACGATGTAAAGACCATTTCGCTGCGCGATTTAGAACGGTGAAAGAGGTGTATTTGCGACCCGATTTGTGGAAGCAATTTACGGAGTATGTCAAAAGACAGGATGAAGAAATCGACACAAAAGAGGTTATTGATTTTGATGATACATTGGTTAAATGTGGCAGTTTGGTCGGGAATAACCCCATGATTTACTATTTGAATCCACAGGCAGACGCATAATGGCAGGTTTTAACTTCGATAGGGTAATAAGAAACTTTGAGCAGTTAAAGAGGACTGTTCCTGTTAAGGTTGCAAACCTATCGGTTAACTATTTTACGGACACTTTTAAAAAAGGTGGATTTGATGGTCAGGCATGGCAGGAGGTGCAGAGGCGATTACCAGGAACTAAGCCGTACAAGTATCCGTTAAAAAAGGATTTAGGACGTAGAAGCCGCGCTATATTGATTGGTAAAGGTAGCGGACGATTGCGGAGAGCGGTAAACACGTCTTTACGTTCCGCAACTTGGGAGGGTGTTAAATTGGTAGTTGACGGCGGACTATTCCCATACGCTAAAAGGCACAATGATGGATTAAAAGGTATGCCACAAAGAACATTTATGGCAGAATCGAAAGAACTAAACGAGAAAACAAAACAGCTAATCATTAACGAGGTAGACAAGATATGGCGCGCATAGGCATACGGAAACCATTAGAGGGAATATTGACACATCTGCAATCGTTAGATGTGCTTAATTTTGCCGCTATCTATAACGGTCAGTTCGATATGCTGGATGGGAGTGAGATGTATTCTTTTCCGATGCCGTGTGCATTTATAGAGGTACTTAATCCTGCCGCGTCTTTGCCGTTACTCGGTGGTTTTATTCAAAAAGATATTGTTTTCCGCGTGCATATCGGAGTTGATTTCTACAATGATACCAATGGCATGATGGAGCAGAATTTCGTGGTGTTCGATGTCCGCGACGCGGTGTTAAGGGTAATGAATGGCTATAAACCAGAGAACTGTTCTACGTTGCAAATGGTTGGAGAAAATCAGGACTATGCGCACACCAACGTTTACCATTATATGGTAGACTTTGCCACAACATTCATAGACACTACCTGCGATGAACAGGAAACGGACGACGGTACGATGATAGAAGTGGAGGGTATAACATTAGAGGTAAACGCGGAAATACAAACTTTCAACTACATGCACTTAAACTTTGTAGGCGGTTTTGATGAATCGTTTAATGATGACTTTGAAACGGCGTACACGATAGCAGATAACACCTACGGCGACCTATTAGCACCGGAACACTTCACAAGAGAAATGATAATATAATGGCACGGACAATAGACACAATACACGCGCAGATACTTGCAAACATACAGGCTAACCAGTACCTAACCGGTCTTACATCCACATCGCGCAGGGCAATATATCGTAACCTAACCTACATCGTTGCGATTGCTATTAATCTGTTAGAGCAGATACAAGACTTGTTTAAGGCTGATGTCGAGCGCGTGGTAAATAGTGCAGCACCGGCAACGGCGGCATGGCTGCAAAAGAAGTCTTTGGAGTTTCAATATGATGCGACAAATCCGCAGATAGTTCAGTTAGTGGACTTAGTGCCTGTATATCCGAGCACAGCGGCAGAATTACGCATTATTTCGCGCTGTAGCGTTAAGAGTGAGTTGTCAGGCGTTACTCGTATCAAGGTGGCTAAAAATGAGCCGCCGGAGGCATTGAGCAGCGGCGAGTTGTCGGCATTTCAGGATTATATCAATATCATTGGAATAGCCGGTGTTAACTACTTAGCAATAAGTAACGATGCGGATAGAATAATGATTGAAGCTGACATCTACTATCAGGGTCAGTATAGCGCGATTATTTCGCAAACGGTGATAGATGCGATTGAAGCATATTTGGCAGCTATTCCTTTTGATGGGGTGCTGAAAGTAGTGGACATTGAGAATACTATCAGAGATGTTCCTGGAGTTAATGATGTGGTATTAAAGAACGTGCGCGCGCGCGATAATGCAACGGCACTTGCAAGCTCGCAATACCTTGTAAATAATCAACAACTTATCAGTAGATTGTGGACGACTAATGCCGGATACATCATACAAGAAGACACAATAAGTAGTACCTTTAATAACACATTAACATTCATTAGTGAGTAATTTGTACGACATAGATTATGATGTTAAGGCGGTTGAATTGTTGCCGCCTGACAAGCGCAATAATAGAATGATTGCCTTTGTGCGTTCATTGCTTTCGCCGGTGCAATTACTGCGCGATATCCTGATTGACAGCTACGGGAACGGGTCTACTGCGTCCGACTGGGTGGCTGGCACTTATGCACGTGGTGTGTTAGTGCGTTACAATAAGTCCATTTACGAATCATTGGAAGACGGTAACACGGCTACTCCTGCCGACGTTACTAAATGGGTGTTAGTGCAGGATAACTTTATAGGCGTGTTGGATAGAGCGCGTTTCAATGGTCAAAAGATAATTTTGGAGTATGCCTTGAACACGTGGTTTTTTACGACATTCAGGCAGCCGCCTTTGGTATCTGACATCTATATCGGGAATGCGTCCGCGCTTATTAATCCGTTCATAGTTGGCGGTGCTGAGGCTAACAGCAGCGCGGTTTATGCTAACAGTTCTACTGAATATGTCATTGATGGATATTCATTTTCTGTTCAATATAACTTCACTATTTACTTTCCGGTTGCCGTTTATACCGCGTTATCCGCTGATGCGGCGGCGCGCGAAAAAATAGTACGGTCATTTGTTGACAAGTATGTACCTGTCGGTATTTTTTATCAAATTCAAACTTATTAAGCATGAGAAAAATAAACACATCATCTATAACGCCTACGGTTGGATTGCCTGTAAAATCGGGTACTTTGAACCATTTGCAGGAGGCGTATAGAGAAACTACGGAGGCGGCTATCCGTGCAATGATTGGTAACGCGTATAGCACAAGTGTATTTTACAAGTTGTACGGCTGCGAAAATAGCGGTACAGGCAGTAACTACATTATCAGCGCAGGTGCTATCTTCTACAATGGTGAGGTTTACCTTGTTGATGCGGCTACCTTTACGGCAGGTGTCGGAGAAACGGCGGTAGGCACTATCACCACTACGAATATTTTGGCTGCAAATGCTGACCCTGTTACACTGACAAACTCCACTACTGCCAACGTCCACGAGGTGCGAAAGATTGTGTTTGCGTCGGGTGTTAGCGGTAGCGGTGATGTTAATTTCAGCGCGCTTTCAGGCTTCATTCAGGATGAAGCATATACTGACATAAGCGCAAGTGTAACTATTGACGCATCTTTAACGGTTGTAGCTAAGTCAATCAGAAGATACACAGATGGAACGGTTAGCATTAATGTGGTGGTTACTTTTAGTTCAGATATTCCGGCTGATACTCCTATTATTATTGGTCTGCCACTAGCGCATTACGTGCTGTACTGTTCCGTTCCTGTTTTATTATATAGTTCATCATCTACAGCTAATTTGCATTCGCATTTAGTTCATATTGCAAATGCTGGTAGTTTATTTAATGCCGCAACTATAACACACGGAACTTACGACATATTATCAATCGCATTCAATTATAAAACCTTTTAACCATGAGCGAAAAGAAACCACACTCCAGCAGCATAGAGCGCGCCGTAATTGGATACCTTACACCGCGCAATCATTCAATGTTTACGCGATTCGTAGAGCAAAACAACATCGGCAAATCGGAAGCGATAAACAAGATAGTTAAAGAATATTTCGATACACCGAAAAAAGAGTCTAAACATAGTTACTGACATACTTCATTTTGTTTTGGTTTTGTTAACGTGAGCCGCCGCCGTTGTGAAACGTTCGGCGGTTTTTTAATTAGTAAATTACACTTATACGCAAACTATTGCACGACTAAGAAACTACTGTTAGTTTTGGTGTAATGGAATTTAAATATACCATAGATACGGAAAGTGCAGAGCCTATTATGCTGATTAATCGACACATCGGTTATGACGAGTTAGACGGCATGGGTATTAACGGCGCGGACTTTGAACGCGAGTTAATGTTGCTGGATGGCATGGGTAAGAAACGCATTCAGGTATGGATTAATTCACCTGGCGGTCTTGTCTTAGATGGATGGTCTATTTATAACGCTATCCTGCGCACAAAGACAAAGGTAGACACTTACTGTGTAGGTATTGCCGCGTCTATTGCAGGCGTTATCTTTCAGGCAGGGCGTGAGCGCAATATGGCAGATTATGGCATTCTCATGTATCATAACCCGTTCAACACATCTTCAGATAAATCATACGAGAAAATAAAGTCATCAATCGTTACAATGGTAGCGAGTAAATGCGGAATGCAAGAGGAGGACTTAGCGAAAGAAATGGACTCCGAGTTATGGCTTGACGCATGGGAGGCATTGTCTAAGAACTTCGCCGACAGCATTGAAATGGCTTGGGACTTTAACAAGAAACGCGGCGCACTTAAGCCCGATATCGCTATGCCGAAAGACATGGATGTTAAAGCACGTTGGGCAATGTCCAACAAAGTACTAAATAATTATTTTAAAACAAATAATAAAAACATGAAAAATATTGCAAACAAATTGGGGTTAAACCCCGAAGCGTCGGAGGATGCTATTGTTTCGGCGTTGGAAGATGTCCAAAACAAGATAGTTGGATTTGATGCTATTAAGAACGAGTTGGAGGATGTAAAGAACGTCCTGCAAACGAAAGAAAACGAACTTGTAGAAGTGAAAAACAAGCTGCAAGAGTTTGAAGAAAAAGCGGCAGCCGCTGAACTCGAAAACAAACGCATTAACGCTACCAATTTGGTAGAGGGTTTTGCTAAAACAGGACGCATTAAAAATGAGCAGGAGGTCAAAGATAAATGGATTGCTAAGGCTATCGAGGACTTTGATTTTGTAAAGGATTCATTGGAAAATCTGCCGGTAAATCGTTCAATGCCGGACTTCAAAGGTGAAGAGCAACAAGGCAGAGTGTACAACATGGCTAATGTAATGGCAGAAATAAATTCAAAAAAATAAAAATAACTAAGAAATGAGTTTTGTAATTAACGACACCACGTATGCTGGAGAAGTAGCTTCCCAGTTTATCGTAAAAGCCCTCACAGGTGCTGACACCATTAACGGTGGACACGTCTATGTGAAAGACGGCATTAAAAAGAAGTTCACTATCCCGCGTTTCGATTCGGATTATGAGTCTTTGATTCAAGCGAGAGCGGCGACACCTGTATCTCAGGGTTCAATCACTGTAGACGGAAAGACGCTGGAGCCTAAAGACTACATGATTTACATGGAGTTCAATCCGCGCGACTTTGAAGACCATTGGTACGCAACGCAGTTAAACGATACGTTAATCGACCGTTCACTGCCATACACAGTTGAGTCTGTTGTCGTGCAAGAGGTGCTGAAAAGACACGCAAAGTACCTGAACAAGGCTATTTGGAACAATGACAGCAGCACAACCGGTATTTACTCTTTCTGCGACGGACTAATTAAGCGCGCAATGGACGACACATCTGTAAATGATGTGTTATCTCCAACAACGTTGAGCGCGTCAAACATTATCGCGGAGTTTGAAAAAGGCTACCTGTTAATCCCTGCTGCATTGAAATACGACCCAACGGTTAAGTACTTCTGTTCTTACGCCACTTACGACTTCTATGTAAACGCGCAGATTGCACAAACCTACAAGGGTGTTGACGTAACATCCGCCGGTATCGGAAGATACAAAGGCAAACAGGTTGTACCTATCGCGGACTTCCCGGATGATGTGTACATGATTGCAAAAGGTTCAGCAGGTATGGATTCTAACCTTTGGGTAGGTATGAACTCAATGGCAGACGAGGGGCTGAAGCTTGCGCAAACTCAGGCTAACAGCGAAATGTACTTCATCAAAATGTTGATGAAAGTAGATACTAACATTGGGTTTGGAGACGAAGTAGTACTGTATGGAACTCTCTAAACTAAAAATATACTTTGCGAGTCCGTCCGCACGTTCCACCGTGTGGGCGGACGACAAAGGCGACTACCTCTTTTATAAAAAAGGGCGTTTTTGCCACGAAGTAAAGCGAAGTGATATAGATATGCCAAAGGTGGCAGAAAGTGCCGCAAATGAGCCGGAAACGGCAGAAAAACCGATTTATTCAAACCACAAGAAAAATAAGAAAAAATGAAAAACATTTTATTGATTTTATTGGTAGCATTTGCCGGAGTTGCATTTGCACAATCAACGACTCCACGTTTTGGAACTACACCAAACAAGGACAATACAGGACGTGTGCTGGCATATAAAGTGCAATCTAAAACAGATGCCGCCGGTGCTGACACTATCACTATCGTGAGCGAAAAAGCATGGCATACGATTGTAAATGTGGCATTGCTGGATAGCCTTACACTCGGCAACCCAACGGTAACAAATGCTAAGTTAGGCGACCAAATGGTAATGTTGGTTTCTGGTACTTCCGGTGACAAATTGAAGTTCACAGGTGCAAACTGGTTATCTGCTGGCGTTGCGACATTATCATCCGGCGCGGTTGCTGTAATAGAGTTTGTGTTCAATGGTGCAAAATGGCAAGAGAAAACAAGAACAGTGCAATAAAGACGTTGCGTGAGGCAAAGAATGCAGCGCACGGAACTACCGGCAATCTTATTGTGGTAGATGAGAATGGCTGCATCTTTGTCGACTGCCCGGCGGAATATCTGCACAAGAAGAAAGAAAAATTATTCGTGGTAAAGGGAACTTTGCCGCCGAAACAAATTAAAAAAGAAAGCGATGCCACTGAATGATATCACCTTTGTAAGAGGACAGGGCGGATTAGGTCGCCCATTAACGGGAGAAGACCATGTCTCTTCTTTACTTATCTATAATGACGCATTGCCGTCAGGATTTTCCGCAACAGACCGCATTAAGGCGGTCTATTCATTAGAACAAGCTGAGGCACTCGGTATTGTTGGGGATTTCAGCGATGAAACACCCAGCACAGGAACGGTAGAGATTACCAATGTCGGCACTAATGGAAACACTATCGCTATCAAAGTGGCAGAACCAAATGCAACGGTAACTCTGTGTACTTATACTAAGGTATCAGGCGACACTACCGTTACAAATGTCGCGGACGCAATCGAAGCGTTAATTAATGCCGATACTGATGTACACGGTTATAGTGCGACTAATGCGGCAGGTGTTATAACTATTACAGCGCGCGCAGGTTTGGGTGTGTTCTTAGATTCAGGAACACCGATAACTACTGTAATTAGCGGAACTATTGCGGCGACAATCACACAGTTCAGCGGTGGCGTAGCGTCAGAATTAGCACCGATGCATTACCATATCAGCGAGTACTTCCGCACACAACCGAAAGGCATTTTGTATGTCGGTATTTACGAATATCCAACGTCTTACACATTTGAAGAGGTTGCGACATTGGTTAATTATTCCGGTGGTAAGATACGTCAGATGGGTGTGTATGTAACTGACACGGCGTTTGCGTCTGGTCAGGTAACTACATTACAAACTGTTTGCAATACATTAGCCGGTGAGCAGCAACCGCTCTCCATCCTTTACGCGGCTGATATGTCGGCGGTTTCCGACTTATCTACATTAGCAGACCTGCGTACACTTAGCGCGCCAAATGTTAGCGTAGTAATCGGTCAGGACGGTGCGGCAGAGGGTAAAGAGTTATACGATGCTTGCGGCTACTCTATCACTTGTTTGGGCGCGACACTCGGCGCGGTATCTTTTTCTAAGGTTAGCGAAAGTATTGCATGGGTTGGTAAGTTCAACATGAGCAACGGTGTGGAGTTGGATGTTGCGGCATTTGCTAATGGAGACTTGTACCGAGACACTCCAAAGAATTTGGTGTCTCAACTGAATGCGAACAAATACATTTTCCTGCGAAAATACATCAATAACTCCGGCACGTACTTCAATGATTCACACACCGCAACGCCGGACACTTCCGATTATGCGTATATCGAGAATCAGCGAACTATTGACAAGGCAGTACGCGGCATTTACGCACAGTTGCAGCCGGAGATAGCTTCTCCGCTGGTATTAAATGTAGACGGCACATTACAAGATGTAACGGTAGCGTACTTTGAGAATAAGGCAGAAGTCAACTTGCAGCAAATGGTAAGGGATGGCGAACTGTCGGCATTTTCAGTAGTTATTGACCCGTCGCAAAATGTCCTTAGCACTTCAAAACTGGTTGTAACGGTTCAGTTATTGCCTATCGGTGTGGCGCGACAAATTCAGGTAAACATTGGTTTCACATTATCAATCTAAAATATGGCAACACCATTAATTAACGGGGTTAACTACTCCTACGGGAACATAAAAATGATACTCTTTGGCGTGCCGGTTGTTGGCATTACTAAGATATCATATAACAAAAAACAAACCAAAGAAAACAACTACGGTTTGGGTTATCAGCCTGTCAGCCGCGGATACGGCAACTACGAATATGAGGGCAGCATCGAGATGTATGTGGACGAATGGAAGCGCATTATTGCAGCCGCTCCTGGACGCGACCCTTTGGCAATTCCGCCGTTCGACATTAGCATCGTTTACGGTGGTAATTCCGTAGCCGCTGACAAAGACGTACTGCGTGCTGTCGAGTTCTTAGAAGACCCATTGGATGCGTCGCAGGGTGATACTAAGTTATTGGTTACTATCCCTATTATTTTGGCAGGGATTGAAAGATAAAAACAGCAACAAATGAAAGCAGAAGAGTTAGAGTTAAAAGCAAAAGAATTAAGCGAAAAGCATGGATGCGTTGTCCACCCGTTACTGTTTGACGACGGCAACGGTGGACACGTTTCCGGCTTCATCAAAGAGCCGTCTCGGATAGTGAAGATGCGAGCGTTAGATAAGTCATTCCAAAGCCCGATAACAGCTGCAAGTGAGTTGCTGGATGTGTGTCTAATCAAAGAAGAAAGCGACGCGAGAATATACTCGGAAGCACCTGAGAATGACCATATTTATATCGGTGCGGCTATGGCTGCGATGGACATGGTTAAAATGTCTGTCAATCAGTTTAAAAAAAAATAGTCGAGTATGAGATAACGGATGTTAGCAGCGAGATAACTATCTGGTCTGCTTTCATCCGTTTTTACTTGCATATAGACGCCGACACGTTATCGGATGATGAATTTGCAAAGGCAATGTGTCAATTAAAGTATGTATTAAAAGCGACGGGACAAATGCAGTAGTATGAGTGAAAATGTAGAATATAGGTTATCTCTAAAAGATATGTTTTCCGATTCGCTAAATAAGGCGAAAAAGGGTGTAGACGAATTTGAAAAGAGCGTAGAGGACACACAGGAAAAAGTAACTACATTAGGGTCTGTAATGCGCACAATAGGTGCAGCGGCGGCAGGTCTTGCCATTGGTGCATATCTAAAGGATTCAGTAACGGCATTTAATGAAGCGCAAAGAGCGAGCGCACAACTTGACGCAACGTTAAGAAGTACCGCCGGAGCGGTAGGCGTTACCCGTGACGCTATGGACGCACAGGCGGAAAGCATGATGCGCGTTACAACATTTGATGACGACGCAATAACAGGCTCACAGGCATTACTGGCTACATTTAAAAACATTCAGGGTGAGATGTTCACCAATACCATACCTGCTATCGCTGATTTAGCGACTAAAATGGGGACTGATTTAAACAGCGCAACGCTGCAAGTTGGTAAAGCAATGAATGACCCGATAAAGGGTCTAACCATGTTAGGGCGCGCTGGTATTCAATTCACGGATGCACAAGAGAAAACCATTAAAACAATGGTGGAGACAGGACGCATTGCAGATGCACAGACTATTATTCTGAGTGAGTTGAATTCACAGTTCGGCGGTAGTGCGGCAGCGGCTGCGGCAACATACGAGGGACAAATGGCAATACTTCAAAACAGGATGGGTAACGTTCAGGAAACTATCGGAGGGGTTGTTGTTGGATTCCTGCAATTGTTAGTTCCTGCGGTAGACTCTGTCGTTACAAAAGTAGAAAGTTTGATTGATTGGATGGGTCGTAACCGCGACATATTAGAGGGCGTTGGTATATCAGTTGGCACACTTACAGCTGGTTATGTTGCAATGAAAGTCCCGCTAATAATTTCGACAGTTCAAACGGGATTATTAACCGCAGCACAATGGCTACTGAATGCAGCATTAACAGCTAATCCGATAGGAATTGTTGTTGTTGCTATCGCAGCATTTGCTGGTGCTTTATACGTCGCATATCAGCGCAGCGAGACATTCAGAGGTATAGTATTAGGTGTGTGGGAGGTATTAAAGGGGTTTGGTCAGTTTGTTATATCATTTTATAAGAATGTAGGCGAGATTTTAGCAGGCGTATTTACGCTTGACCCGACACGCATTAAAGAGGGCGTTAAGGGGGCAATGACAGCATATAAAGACCTTGCGACAAACATAGATGACAACTTTAAAAAAGGACAAAAAAGCGCGATGGCAGCGGTGGCAGGAAAAGGTACGGCGGCGTCGCCGGGTAGTAAGGTTTCTGGCATTGCCGCGGCTTCAGGTTTAGAAGTACCAACGGACGCTGCCGCGACGAAAGGCAGTAGCGCAAAATCTGTAACAGGTAGCAAGTCGGTTACGGTTAACGTAACAATAGGAAATCTTG